TTGACTGGAATTGCCTCCGAGGAAGTTACTCATGCATTGCTCCGAATCTTTTGTGGAACTCTTGCTTAGTCACAATGAACAATTCGCAAGGAGGGTTAAGTTGTGACAGGATACCGTACGAGGTATATCCCAGTTGTCGGTTCATCCATCTGGCAGCTTTGTTATCTAGAGGTGTGTACCCTCTCATACAAAGACAGTCTGTCTCGTTGAACCCGAAAGACATCATCTGTACGGCTCTCTGTATGGCCTCTCGGCCCCGAGACTTGAAGAAGATGTGGGCTTCATACAACCCCTTAGGACCGTCGTCAGCCTTGTGGAGGATACCTACATTGCCGAGGTCGTCAACAAAGGCGAGGTTGCCCTCCGTGTCGATCCATTCCTGCAAGTCTCCATCACCAGCCATGCCTCGATACTTATCGATGGCTTCATCTATGACAGCGAAGTCTTTTGTACGTTCTACAGACATTAGCCAGCCCTTATAGCAAAGTAACAGAGTATGTCGCACCGTCAAGCAGGTTAGGTTTTGAAACCCACGATAGCTACATAATACCCCGATCCGGGATTTGAAAAAGACACAACGTCGCTATACCCAATTTTACCTACTGTAAGGTTAGATATTGAACCCGACTCATTCACAGCAATACTTTGAAGTGTCGTACCTAATCCAAAACTATTTGTAGAGCCTGCGGCTTGACTTCCTGCAAATCCCAAAACTAAATTCGACGATGAAAAAAGGGACGAAGATACATTGAGTGTCGAAAGGCCTCCACCGCCTCCACGATAACTTGTAATTCCTTGAACGCCTCCGACTGTAGGTCCCTCAATAGTTACTGCGGCAATTACACCATCATTTGATCCGCCATAATTCAACGTAACCAAACCTGCGGTTATGTCAGCACTCGTCATTTCTTTAGCGTAAACAGCGCCGTTTGTGTTTGATCCAATTTGTATATCAAGCTGTGTCCAGCCTGTTGGTATTGATGACACTTGCCAGTCAGACGACGTTAAAATAACGACAACATCATTAACTACTGTACCCACAGGTAATGTGATTGAATTAACATTAGATAAATGGAATGATGTAATATTTGTCGAACGAACCACAGGAGTAGAACCCCCTCCCCCGCCTCCCGTCGAAGAATTTGTCCCGTTGCCCGAAACAAGCTCCCACGACCAGATCGAGATAACAGAATCAACGCCGTAGCCGTCATTGTTGTCGCCGTAAACCCCAATCGCGGCAGGCGTGTCGATGAAGGCTGTTGCGCTTTCCTGATAGGGGTTGATCCAGTCCTGCCCGTTCTGCGAGAGGTAGGCGATAAAATTGGTGCCGTCGTAATGGATGCGCAGCCATATCGAAGAATAGTTGTTGACGTTGCGAGAATATGGCTGGTTGTTATAGCTTGTGGCGCTATTCCAGTGATTGAATTGCAGCGTTCCCGCGCCGTAACCAAACGTCCAAGTGACGAGTTTTCCCGATGCGTCGCGGATATACAAGCCGGTCGTGTAATAGTTCTCCACAAACATCTGATAGGCAAGCTTGCAGGTATAAGTCCAAGGCTCACTCGGGAATGTCGATACCTCAAGCCCGCGAAGCTGGTCGCCGCCCTGGGCTGAGACCATCATCGAGATAGGGCCGTTCGGATGGTCTATAGCTGTCGCGCCGCCTTGGTTCATCCATGTCAGCGCCGACAGAGCGGGCCGTGTGACCGGAACGCCGTCGATAAGGGGAGCAGAACTCCCGCCGCCGCCGCCGCCTGTGATAGTGACAGTGGCCTCGTTTGCGCCGGTTGTGGAAACCGTCGCACCAGAGAACGTCAACGTGGTGACCGCCGTCTGACTTGTCGAGCCGTCGGTGACCGTCAGAGCGCCTCCTCCTCCAGAACCGTTTGATGCTGCCGTGATACGACCGTAGGCATCGACAGTGATGTTAGCTCCTGTGTACGAACCTGCCGCGACACCAGTCTCTGTAAGGCCGATGCTAATAGGGGCGTCGGAGAGAAGGCCACTACTCGGAGTAATGCTTACACCGTCTACTCCGACAAACTCTGAATTCTGCAACGCCGTGATCTGGGTTTGAAAACCTGAGATGTCGTTGGTATTGCTTGTGATCTGACCGGAGTGGTTGAGGATGTACCTCATGAAATAGTCAGAGGCGTTACCCTGTTGGTCTACAATAGGAAACCTCTGCTGAAGAGGTTGGATAGGAGTTACTGGATTAGCTGCGGGGTCATTACTTGCCTGAGCCATCAAGCATCTCCATACTATCGATACGTTTGAGTGCGCCGTAGTCTACAGTCTTGAAGATACGACCGGGAGCTTTCATACTTCCGAGTGAGCGCCAGTACAGACGGGCGTCGATGTCTCCGGGAGTGATGTTGATCGTGCCGCAGTCTTGGTAGGTCTGGCCTCTGTCGTCTGAAACGTAAAGGTCCACACCATCGATGGCCGTATCCGTCTGTTCACCAATGCTGGCTTGGATTTGTACACCGTAACACGGCATTTTCTTATAGCTCCTGAAGGGGAGTTGACCGTAAACCTCTCTACGGAAAGGAATAGGTACGGCAGAACCGTAGACCGGACTATCGTCCTGATCTTGAAACGGGTTGAGGAAATAGATACTGCCGTTACCGTCGTCACCAGCAAGGACGTTAGAGCCATAAGTATACGCCCAACTTTCCCCGCCATGCCAGTTCTGTCCGTTGTAGGCATTCCAGATGTCGAGGTCTCCACTTGACCAGGTATACCACTGTTGACTGTGCTCATCATACACAAGAGTCTCCTGAGTACCAAGGCGGAGGACGTAGTAGTTATGTCCGTCGAGAGTGAACGTCCAAGCCCTTACAGAAGGATCGGTATTGCTGCCCCGAGCTACGACATAGACACCCAATTGAGACGAAAGGATTAGAGGTTGGGGTTGAACAACAGACTCAAGTTGAAGTTGACTTGCCTCTAGATGTTGTGAAGGAAAGGCCGCAACAGCAAGGATTTGTTCCTGTGAGGCGTCAATCGTTACTGCTGCTGCCATTACACTGTCCTGTTGATTTCGATATTAAGGTTGTTGACTGCAATTGGAGACCAAAGGTCCCCTGTGGCAGGATCAAGCTCGACGACGTCATACTGGTAGTTGAAAGAAGTAGAAAGAGTGTGAGCCGTACCTGTATGGGTACTAGAACCCGACACGATGTCGACCTGATACTCTGCATCACCTCCGTCAGACTTAGCCACTCTCTGTAAGGAAACAATACCTCTGACACCAACGATGTTGGAAGGGAGATGACTTATGCCACAAACAGCGGGAGCAGGAATGGGTGAAACACCTGCCGTGATGTAGCTCGTAGAATCCGCAGGAGGTTCTCCGCCGATAGTCCCATTAACTGTCGTACCACCAGTGATACTCCAACCGTTAGAGACGTCGCTATCTAGAGCCAACCTGTAGACAGTACAAGGACCGATAGAGCCTACGGTGTTGTTAACTGTTCCACTCTTGTCGTACATGACAAAGTCTTTGATGTAGGCAGAACCTCCATAGGCGCTACCGTAGCTAGTAACACTATAGACCATGTTATAGATCAAGGTACTAGGTGCTGCCGTAAACGAATACGTAAGGACCTGAACTCCTTCAACAAAGACTGTGATATTACCCAAGGCGTAGTCTAGCATCGCCTCGATATGCCACCAAGAGTTGTAGGTGATGACAGGAATAGTAGTAGTAGCTACTCTCGTACCTAGATTCTGGACGAAGTTGTAACCGTTCTGATAGATCGAGATGGCTCCGTTTATCTCTACGTTAAGAGAATAGAGACCTTGAGATGAGTTGTCTGTCCACCCGAAGGGAGTCCTTAGACCTCCTCCAGAAGAGTTCCATCGAAGAGCTATGCCTAGGGCGTTGACAGGAGTAGGAACGATTGAACGTTGGTACCCCAAGCCGTCGCCAGAAGAAATATTCCAACATACTCCACCTGATACGAGAGGGTCTGCTACGACACCTCCTCCGTCTAGTTGTGTATACGGTAGACCGTTGGCCATGAGGGTAGCAGAAGGACTTCCTGTTCCGTAGCTACCAAAATTATCCGCCCATTGAATTGACATACTTAGTCCTTAAAGAGTAGGTACGAAGCCCTGACGTTGTAGAGCCAACCGAATTCGTTCTTCGATGGCAGGTGTTGAGATGCGATTCTGACCGGACTTGATCTGGAAGACTGCTCCGTCCTCGTCTACAAGAATAAGAGAGTCTTTGACTTGTACGGCAGTATCAGGCCAACAACCTCGGTCATACAAGATACCTTGATAGCGTTGCATCGGAGTGGCGAAGACACCTGTGGTAATCCAAGGTTCGGTAGTTGACTGACCCATAAGCCAGAACATATCTCCAAAGACTAGACACTGAGTGACGCCGTCAGGGGCACGTTCTGCAGTGGCGTAGTCGAGAGGATCGATTGTGTTCTCGCCGGGATTGATCCAGTAGAACCTTCCCATGATGTCGGCAGTTTGTACAGGAACGGTAATAATGTAGCCATTGATGTAGGCGACTGAGATGCTGCCGTTGTCGTCAGGGACTTGAATCTGTCTCAGCTCTTCAGAGCCACCTCCTGTCATAGTGGCTCCATTAAGCCAAGAGATGTTAGCTCCGGTTATGACTGCCGTTACGATGGCGTCACCAGTCGTACCAAAGGTGTTATACTGTACGAAAAGATCAGTTGTATCTGAGTTGTATGCAGTGCATGTCGGGTTCGCCTGGAGGGCGGTGGAGTAATCCGTACCAGCAGTTCCAGACGCATTGATGGCATAAAAGAGTTCTGTAAGACTTTCCGCACTTGTCAGACCGAGTTGAACCAACCAAGGGTTAGCACTCGTACCGTCAGGAGTTCCTGCATCAACTGAGCCACTAGTCCATTGATAGTAAGTGGTATCGATCTGTACGGTGTAGCCGGTAGCAATCAAACCGGTGGCGTTAAGATCAGCAGTAGCCTGGGCGTTGTCGGTGTAAAACCAGAGAAGACCGCCGTCGGCGATGTACAAGAAATCAGGAGTGCTTCCGAGAGGAGCCGTAGCTGCCATAGAGACGGCGTCGGTAATCGTTTGACTGATCTGACCGATGGAATGAAATGTCCCGTCAGTCTTCAACCGCCAAAGGAATAGACCAGAGACGACAAACATATCAGAGTTGAACGTACCTTCACAGGCGTATACCCTGCGGATAGGCCCCGTCCCAATCTCTACAAATTTCTGAAGACCAGGACGGGCGATGAAAGAAGTCTTGTTGTCATTGAGGGCAGGGTTTTCTTCCATGAACCTGTTGCGTACGTAGGCACTTGGCGAATCTGCCACGGTCCTATAATAGTCACCGGTTACAAAAGGAATGTCTACCACCAGGGAATACCTCTCTGAAAACTGCCCCATGTGTAGGCGTCGAAGTTTCTATAAGCCTTGTTAGAAGGCAGACGTTGTAGACCGATCTCGACAGGCACCTGAGTGATCTGGGCATACCGGGAATAGAATTGACCTTTCAGCCTTTTGAATCTCTGTACGGATTCTCCTGCCATCGTGACGCCGTTACGGACGTTGATACGATCTGCCAATCCGATGATAAGAAACTCGTCGAACTCTTCTGGAAAAGGAGAGCCGTCAGTCAGCCCA